AGTTCATTCATCATCCGTAAAGAAGTTACCAAACATACCGCTATCACCCATCTGACGGTTTTCTAGTTTATCCATCACGGAATCCATCGTGATAACTGTATCAATTTTTGTAATTAGTTCTGCAATAACTCCACAAACTACTGGACGTTCTTGACGTGCAGCATATGCTAAAGCATTTCGGAGATTTGCTTCTGCTTCTTTAAGAGAAGATTCTACTGATTCGGAAAGCGCCATAGTTAAATTAGATCAGAAAGTCGTTTGTAACGTTTGGGTTTGTTCATATCACATATTACATCATCATCGTCATCTTCGCAAGTATCTTCATCTTCAAAAGGAGGATTATCCATATAATAACAATATCCGGTCTCCTCATCTATTCTCCATGGACCAATTCCTTCATGAACATCCGCATATTCAATCCATCCAGTAGCAATATATTTTACACAATTATAGACAGGATTTCCTCTATGAGTGTGTGTAAATTGAGCTGGCCACATAATAAGTGTCCCTTGTTTAGGTTGTATTCTTAAACCTTGAAAAAGAAACTCAGTTTCACCCTCTCCTTCAGGGACATCATTTAAGTATAAAATCCAAGCCAAACTACGAGCTATATTGTCTATACCATCGACTTCATAATGCCATATATGATAACCCCCTTGAGGATAAGTTTTCTGAACTTTGATAAAAGGAGATGTAAGTTTGAGACTGTCCATTGAATTCATTGAAAAATATTTTTTTCTATATTTTTTCAAGCATTCATAAACACTTTCGTTTATTATATCGTACCACTTTTCACTAACCTGCTCTACTGCTACAGCAGTATCGAGTCTATTACATCCTCCACCATACATGCTATCAGAAATCCAAACTGCCGAATGTTTATCCTCCTCTAATTTATCAAAATATGAAATTAAATCATTAGTTGATTTTTGAGTAAAAACATTTCTATAAATGCCGATGAAATCAGTATATTCCTCTTGATAGTTCATACTAACCAGGTAATAATTGCGTATCTATTTCCTTTAGTAATGGGCATAACTTCATGAGGGAACATAAAACTAGAAGGAAACATGATAACAGTTCCTTTCTTAGGCTTTATCTTGATTGATCTATTGAAGAAAGCAAATTCACCACCCTCATAGTCATCATTCAAACAAATACTACAAGAAAGAACTCTAGGATTTTGTTTGAAATGATCTGTATGTTGCACATAAAACTGTCCCTCTCTATATCTCAACAACTCATATCCAGTGTCTTGAGATATAGATAATCCTTCTTTACTTACACAATCTGATTCATATTTTTTCATGCAAGAATTGACGCAATTATATATTTTTTCGTCAAGCATTTTACGATAATTAAAGTTTCTATCCATAATCTCTCTATTCGATGTACCAATCACATCACAATTTCTTGCATTTTGATCTAGTCCACCACCCGTCATTGCATGACTCCAGTCATCTGTAGTAATATATTCATTCAGAATATCATCACAAACTCTGTCTGATAGTGCATTTTCATAAACACGAATGTAATCATCAAGTTTTTTAGAAGATGAATTAGATTCTTTCTTTAGTTCTACTCCTTTATCAAATCTAACAAAAGCAGATTCTATTGGTTTACTCTCTTCTACTTGATTAGAGTTACCTCTAATTCTATTTTTCTTTTCTTCAAGAATTTGTAAAATACTTTTTTCTTCTGTGAAATTCATTTCTTCGTCCTCTTCATGATCAATTTGTTCTGTAATCTGTTCTGTATTAGGTATTTCTCTAGTATCACGGTTACTTAAAAGTATACCATTAAGGTATCTATTAGTTAAGTGCCTAGGAATAGGTGTTTTATTTACTGATTCATCAATTAAAGAATCAATAATTTGATTTTTTCTTACTCCTTCTATTTGTTCTACATCAAAGTAACATTCTGCCGCTGGTCCATTAGCTCTAACATAGTGCATAAAAAATTGAGCATACCATGTACCATCAAACTCATCTCTCCAATGAGGAGCTATGCAACCAAGATATAATAAAGCGTCTCCTGGGTTAAGTTCTACGCAATGCGATCTTCCAGATTGATTTTTAACCCAAATTGGCCATACATGATCACCATCTAAATGAAGAGTTACAGATACTTCACAAGCAGGTCTATCTGTATGCTTTTTCAATACAGAATTTTCTTTATAAATTCTACCATAAGTATAAGTTGGTAGGACAGGTTCTTCTATAATGTGTGAAACACTATTAGTAGAATTACACAGAAGTTCTAGTGCATCTTTATAATTATAGACACTATGTGAGTTTTCTGCTTGAGTATCTCCAGGAAAATTTACTTTTTCGCAGTCTTCTTTGAACTTTATTCCAAGTCGTTTTGCGTCTTCTTGAGGTATAAATTCACGAAGAACAAGAAAGTTTTGTTCTAATAATTGTTTATTCATATAAAATCAATTCATAAAATTTAATTATTAAATGTCTCCCCCATCAACACCACCTTCTTCTTCAATACCTTCAGCCAGGAAATCTTCGATTCTTTCTTGAAGTTCTGGATCATTTTTAATCTGCTTCCAAGTGAGATCATACTTCTGGCAGAAAACTTGAAGTCTTTTCATCTTACTAAAGAACATTATAATTTCCGTTACTGGAAGATTTGTAACATCAAAGTTATCCATATCTAGTACGGAGAACAGAGTAAAGGGATCACCTGATTCAGAAATTTCTTGAAGCATAGTTGCTTGTTTGTCTAATGCTTCAGTTTGTAATACATTTCGTTGATGTTCATCGAAAAGTTTATCTGCCTCTATTCTAGCTTTTTCTTCATACAATCTGGCTTCATATATTTCTCTCTCATTTTCTAACATAGTTTCAAGATTTCTTTCTTTAGCATTATAAGTTGCTAAATTTTCTTGATATTCACGCTTTTCTAACTCTAGTTGGTTTTTTCTTATTTGAAGATTTTCTTCTTCTACTCTAAGTCTTTCTTCCTCTAGTTCTCTTTCTCTTAACCACTCATGCACTTCTGCATTATGACTATTTGTTTGATGTTCAGCCAAAGCATGTAACTCATCACGAAATCTAATAGCTTCTACTTTACTAGCTTCTAAAGATTCTCTCTCTGCTTCTAGGGCTTTTTGATCGACTTCTCTTTCTAGTCTAAGAGTTTCACTTCGTACATTTAATTCCTCACGCATTAGTTCATCGCGTTCATCTTGCTTTCGTTTAGACTCAAGATATTCTCTTCTTTGTTTATCAAGTTCTGCTCTTTCATCATCAATCATTGATAACATAGAACCTCTTTGATCAAAGAGATCCGCTAATTTATTATTAAAAGTATTTTCTAGACTTTCTTGTTTAGTAACAATATCTTCTTCTACGGCTTTCAATTCTTCTTTCTTTTGCTTTATATCTTCATCAAATAATCTCACTTTATCAGCAATTTCAAGATCAATAGACTCTCTAATTGCTTTTTTCCGATCTATTTCATCCTGGAAAGCAATTTGCTTTTCAAGTTCATCCTGCTTTCTTTTTGCTTCTTGCTCTCTTTCAAAAGCAATAGAAGCTTGTTCTTTTAATCTTCTATTTTCTTCCGCTGTTTCACGAATTTTTTGGAGAATTTTATTTTGCTCTTCCTCCTCTTCTCGCATTTTTTGCTCGCGAGATTCTCTAGCAGCAAGAGATTCTTCTTCTCTTTGAATTCTAATTTTTTCAATTCTAGGAAGTTCTTCAAAAAACTTATCAATATATGGTTGAACTAAATCAATAGTTGTTAATTTTTCATTTGCAGATGTATCGACATATTCTAATTCACCAGAAGTTTCATTCCAATGAATTGCATGAATATGAGAATCATCAAAGTTCCAATCATGTTGATCCAGCACCAACATTCTGTTGTCTACTGTAATGTTTCTATCAGGAACAATTACTACGACTTTCATTATCGATTATCTCCAAGACTTGTGTTTGTATTTATAGAATCAGTAATTAGTTTTTGTTCAGATGTTTGATCAGTAACTTGAACTTGCTGCGTTGTTGAAAACATGTTCGCAGCTGCTTCAAGAATATTTATGTTTGATTGATTTGCCTTTACCATTTCATTTCTAAATGATTCTACGGCAGCACCAGTTCCTCGTTGTTGTTGAGAGTTTTCAATCAAAAGCATTGGAAGAAATTGAATAGAACATGCCCATTCATCTACTTGTTGTCCTGTATTAGGATTGTGTCCCATAACATGTGTATAAAATGCACACTTATGTTCTACACAATTTTTACGAATCAATGGGCACCATTTTCCACTAGACATAATTTACCTCAATGTAATTTAATTATAACTTTTTTTAGTCTAAACTGCAAATAATAACATCAATATACTGAACCTGAAAACTAAGTCCAGAAGGAGCTGAAAGTTGAGGAGCTATATCTCCTCCAGTAAATGGGTGACTGTGAGCTTGATTTGAACCAACCAGTGCTGTATCTGGAGCATTAGTATTATCACCTCTTATAGTATCTCCAGGAACAATCAATGGTTGTGGATATGGACTGTAATTAACTACAGGATTTTGAACATTACTTGGAACAGTTACTGGTTGATTTGTATTAGCATTAACTCTTTTAGTTGCATTTACGCGAGTATTAGCAGTGACTCGGGTATTATTTGGTTGTTGTGCGGTTGATGGTGTTCTTAATGGTGTTGTATTTTGAATTGGATTTGGATTAGGATTTTGAATAGATGTCTGTCTGTTGACTGGATTTGGTTGCTGTACTTGTGCTCCTCTTTGTTGAGGGGTTCTAATCCGAACTCTACTGTTCACATTAACAGGATTTTGTCTGTTGACTGGTGTTGTATTTGGTTGCTGATTTTGTGTTGAATTAGGCTGCCTGCGTCTAACATTAACCCTTCTTCTAACATTATTAGTTACCTGAACATTACGACTTACTGGAGCTTGTCGGTTTTGGCGTCTTCTTACTCTTCTTCTATTTCTTCTACGGCCACGTCTATTACGATTTCTTGCCCGATCCCTCTCACTACGTGTTTGTCTAGTATTACGGCTTTGTGGATTTGGTTGTGGTCTTGGATTTCTTTGACGAGCATTATTTCTATTTCTTCTATTTACTGGTTGTGAGGCTCGTCTATTTACTTGTGTACTATTTCTAGTTCTAGCTGAGTTTGCTACTGGATTTCTTTGCCTTACTCTCTCATTACGGTTTTGTGTTACATTAACTCTTTGGTTAGTTGAATCGGGTTGTTGGCTTGTTATTCGTTGGTTTGGATTTGTAGGTTGCTGATAGGTGCTTGGATTCTGTACGGGTTGAGTTGCTCGTCTAGTAGCTGGTTGCTGATATGCAGAAGGTTGTTGATATACAACAGGTTGTTGATATACAACTGGTTGTTGATATGCAGTTTGAAGATTTGTTGGAGATCTATCTGCATATGATCTTTGTAAAGTTGCTTGATATGCTGTAGGAGCTGGAGGTCCATCATCAACTTCTCTACTTCCTATCTCATGACTATGAGAAGGTATTTCATCAGTAATCAAGGTATGAGGTTCTACAGCACCTTGAAACTGTGTGACTCGTGATACAGGAAATGGATCAAACGACTTAGGAGTCGCAGGCATTGCTGTTGTAAAATCACCGATGGTGCCGAAGAGCGTGTTGACTTGCCCACCAGATGATCCACTAACTAATCTAATACTAACATTATCAATACTCTGATCTTGTAGCATCGATGCATCATCGTTAGCTGTAGTAGTTTTCGACCAACCAACAGGAGCAGCAGCTTGGTAAAAGACTAGTTTTTTACTTTGTGGAATTATCCCATAAAAACTGTTAAGGACTGATCCATCACTGAATTGGATGCCATCTGCTTGTAAAATAGACATTGTATTTTATCTCCTCCAATATCAGTTAAAACGACATATAATAACATCAATATATTTAACATTCATATCAATACTTGCCGTCCATGGAGAAGGAGATCCCGTAAATGGGTGAGTATGTGCTGAACCACCACCAACAGAACCTGTAACTGGTCCTGAAGTATTTGTATCTCTTCCGTTCACTCCAGATCCAGGTTGAGGGTTAATTCCAATAGCGGAACCAGCAGCGTGAGAGTGAGAAGGTAATTCTGTAATACTCAGAGTATGTCCACCTACAGTTCCAGAAGTAGTTACAGTTCCAGTAATAGGAACAGATCTAAAAGTATCGGTAAAAGGATTTCCTCCGACACCAGAAGTTCCACCAGAACCAAATCCTCCACCAGTTCCAGTAACAACTCTAAGTGCTTTATTATCGTGTGTTGTTAACTTAGTCCAACCAGTTGGAGCAGCAGATTCAAAAAATACGGTTACAGAATTTTGGGGTATAATTCCATATAATGAATCCAAAGTGGTAGAGTCGGAACCAAATTGTATACCGTCAGCTTGTAGGATCGACATTATATTCTAGGCATTTCTTTTTCATTATTTATAAGTCAGAAGTTTATATTATTATCCATTCACAGCAGCCATGTTGAAAGATATAGAAATTCTATCGTTTCCTGTTTGATTTGGATCAACGTAATGTAAAAGATGCGGAGGAAAAGCGACAAACATTCCCTCTTCTGGTTCTACAATATATTCATGAGAATCATTCACACCCATAAAAGTAGAAACATGACATGATCCATCTGCTCTAACTAAATGCAGATTTCCCATACTTTTTTCATGGATAGCGTAATATAATACAATAAGATCACAATGTGGATGCGAATGTATAACATTATAGTCATTCTGATTATTGATATTGACCCACAAATGAGCACTATCTAAATTATACTCTATATCCGAACCAAGTTCTTCAGAACATTTATTAGAGAATTCTACAGCTCTAACGCCAAGATCATAAACATGAGGAAGAGTTGCTCTAAAAACTGATTCTGTTAGAGGTCTAACTTCACTCTGCCATCCACCAGCATTAGATCTTTGTGTTCCAGGAAGATGTATTTGAGCATCATAACAATCTTTAATTATTTCTTCATTATCAACGTCTGCTGGAAATGCCGTCCAAACCTTATTATAGAAAATAATTTCATTTTGAAAGTCTTCAAATTCTATATTTTCAGACTCTACTGGAGTAACAGCGTCTCCATGATAATGATCTAAATTATACGCCATACAAACTCCTCATCTCTCAAAATTTTCGTCATCAAAAAACATAACTTGATTTATTCTAGTTTCATGAAACCATTTATCAGAATCTACACTCATTCCATGATAATATATAAATCCATTAAAAGCAACCATTCTATTATATTTTGACTTAAATGCTGCTATTAGATCCCAGTTATCTTTAGAATGCCAGGGATTTGCATGTTCTGGTTCACCTTCAGTCGGAAGAAGTTCTTCATCCTTTACTTTATATAAGTTTGTTCCATATTCAGATCCATCCTCAGATTTGTTTAGATAAACAATCGCATTATATCCACTATCCGTATGAGGCCACCAGAAATTATCTTTATAATTATTAAATTCTAAAGATTGCTCATCAGTAAAAAATCTAGTGTGATTTGTAACTAAAAAACCTTCATCACTAGAGGGTTGATTAAAAATTTTACTGAGGGATTGATATGGAAGATCTAATCCCTCTCTTTCTTCACTCCATCTGGCATCAATAAAACGAATGTTGTTTTGACTTCCTTCAGTATTCCAACCTTCACCATATTTCCAGAGAGGAGGTTCCTCTCTGGTTATTTCTTCATAAACTAAATCTGGATACTTATAAAAATCATCCATCCAGTATATTTTTGAGTCTTCAAAATCCTCTACTTGGATATTAGACAAATCATTGTGTTCCCAGATGTTCATAATAAAACCTACACTAGTTTACTTTTTTTGTTTTTTGTTTTTTCTCTTTTTGCCTTTAATAATTCCTTTTCTCTTATTCTTCAGTTTAAGTTTATTCTTTTTCTTTTTTTGTTTTACTGGGTAAAATTTTAGTTTTTCTTGTCTGAGTTCTCTCCAAGATTTTCGGATTAAGACAAAAGCGTCTTTATCAGCCATATCTGACTCAACTACTTTCGACACAATATCCACAAATTCTTTCATGGATTCTCTTAATTCGGAAGTAGGAAGAGGACTACTGGTTGCAATATCAACATTTCCATCAAAGGAAAGGTTAACTTCTGCGGTACTTCCATCATTAGATAATGAAAGATTTACGTTTTCTTCGGGCATAATAAGTCTCCTTAAAAAATAGGATACCTTATTTATTATACAATCTATCGATCTTTTTTTCAAGTCTAAGTATCTCTCCTCGTATATAAACTTGATTATCTTCTATTCTATCACTTCTTTCATTAAAGGTTTTAACCCACTCATACAATGCAACTTCATCCTCCCAGGTTAAATCTGGTCCAGGATATACTAAAATATCATATATTTTTCTTAGCTTAAATAGAAAATTTTTCATAAAATATTTCTTCCATTTTATAGGACGATATACAGAATCCATAAACCCACAAAATTCTGTTGGTTTTTCCTTTAGTAACGGTGACTCTATGCTTTACATCAGAAACAACATAACAGAGTAAATCTCCAACATTTACATCATACTCTTCTCCACCAATAATAGTAACACCACCAGAATCTGATTTCTGAGAGATTACATTGCAATGTAAAGTATGAGTGTTTGGATAGTATACTGGATCTATATGTTCATCAATAGCTCCTTCACCAAAACCAATACCATTAACAATACCATCAACAAAAGATGGTGGAGATTCGTAATTCCATAATCCAAACTTACTTTTAATTCTATCTCTAATAGTATATGCTTCTTTCGGGTAATCTATAGAAATCCTTTCTTTATGATGATTGCGAGAATTTTCTAATCTAGTAGTAAATCTTGTTCTGGGACGAATTGAATCCATATTAGCATCCATATAGTTGCCAGGATTATTTTTATAATTTTGCAAAGACCATTTATTCAATAGTAAAATTTCATTAGAATTTACAAAATTTTTTACTACTCTTACCTTTTTCATTCATCTCCACCATGAGTATTACATGTATCATTACACTCAAAGTTAAATGAGATGGAGGTTTTCCTATTTTTTACAGTTGGAACATAATGAGGCAAAGATCCAGGAAAAATAACTATGTACCCCTCTCCAACTTCACCAAACGTCGTATCGCTGTATGAAGGATTGTTAGAACACATATAGGAGTTTAGTCCTGAGGGAAACATATTTGCTTCATACCAAAATAGTGTATTGTTAATTTCAGTATCATCTAATATATAAATTCCAGAAAATTCAAAAGGTTTATGAGTGTGAATTTCTTGATTTCCACCAGGTTTATATATGTTATACCACATATCAACTAGTGTAGTTGATCTTAGATCAGTAGTTTCTGGTATCCAATTATCGCATATTAAACCATCAAGACAACTATTATATGCATTCCAAATTGCCTCAATCAAAAGTTCATTTTGAAATAAAAATTCGTTTTCACCAAAATGAAATGATGATATTACATCACAGACCCATTCATTTTTGATAATATCAGAATTTTTCTCAAGATGATCTTCAATCTGAGGGGTTAATTGTTTTTTGATTTCTTCATGTTTTTCGACTTTTTGAAAAGATACGAATGGAGGGGGAAAGTAACATATTCCAGATTGTGTGGTTTTATCAAAACTAATCATTCTAAAACTCCTCCATTTGCATCAATAATAGACATATTCCAAGACAATACTAAACGATTCGCATCCGAACCATTTGGGTAAGTATAATGCACGATGGGAGCTGGCCAACAAAGCAAAGATCCTTCCTCAGCTTCAGGACAAGTCCAATCTGGATTAGTTCCATAAAAATAACTAGTAAATGGATTCATATAAACTGTTGGTTTATGCTCTTCTTTATCATAATTAACAAATAAAACACAACTAAAACCGCGAGACCCATGAGTATGTGGAGTATGTTGTCCATACTTCTCAGATTTTTCAAACCAAATATTAGTTATTTTAAAATAGACTCCTTCTTCTAAACCAAGAGCTTCAGTAAAATTATCAATACACCGATCTGAAGGAAGCAATAGATTTTCTAGTGTAGCAAGTTCTTCATCTAAAAGAGTATTAACCGTTTCTCTATAAGAAGTTTCAGCTCCAGAACCATTATCTCCATATTCATTGTAATGAAAATCTGTTGTTACATCAAATGGATCATCATGATCTCTATTAAAGTTTGATAAAGTGTTTTCATATATCTTTAGTAATTTTGCTTTCTTACGTGGCCAATCTTTCACTTTTACGTGAGCTATTGGAACATGAAACATAGAAACAACAACATCTTCATCGGGATCTATTACATAGTCGGGATGAAGATTATTCCATGTTCTTTTTCTAGTGTTGTGGTGTTCGCTGTAATTAATGTTGTCACTCATTTTTCAACTCTCCAGTGTTCATTACCACTTTTTGGAACCCAAAAGAAGTATTTTCTATTCAAAGATGCTAGAAAAAGCATATTATTTTCTTCTGTTTCTATTTCACAAGAATGAAATAGGTCCATCTCATTAGCAAAACGATTTTTTGCTTTTTTAGAGAGAGGACTTACGCAAACGAACTTTTTCTTAGACATTAGTAGTTAGGCGGTTAGAAAAGAAGGTATTTTTAGTATATGGGTTTAAGTATTCATTATACAATACTTTTTCCATTTTGTAAGCATCGATTTCCCATGGTTGATCTGAATACTCGGTATCAGAATGATCAATACCTCTCCAGAATCTTTTACCTCGTTTGTCCCTGAGAGATCCATTTACATGCTGATAAAGATGCCATAACTCATGTAGAAGTGTAGTTATGTAATCTTCAATAGTCAACTTATTGTGCATTTCAATTTCAAACTCTCTAGGTCTCCAATCACAATCAGTAACAGAAATCCATCCCTTTACACCATCGCGAACCATTCCACGATGATGAATAGAAACTGTAATCTTATGATTGGGAAGGTACTTACTCAGAAACCAGAAAACTGTATCCCTACAGCGGTTTTTGCTGTAGTTGTAACCAGACATTTCAATACAGTGCATTGATCGCAAGCGAAGTTACACGGGTTCCCCACTGCATCATAAACATGAAAGATGCAATGAAAATCAATTTCTCCAGAGAGTTCATGACTTTCCTGTTTACCCACATATTATAACACCCCCACCCGAAGGTGGAGGTGCAAGTGGACAGATTTCAAACTGTCTTAGTTTTCAAAATCAAACAGTGCTGCTGCTCTAAATCTGGATCCACCGTCATCAGAAACAAACATGAAGAGATGTGTCTTGCCCGTCTGTAAAATTGGGGCTTGATCTTCTGGGAACTTAACAGAAGTAGGCCATGTAATTGCACCAGAGTTGTGAGTAATTTCTAAAGTTGCACCATAAACAACTCCAGATGGAACATTTGTAAATTCAAATGTAGTTGCAGCTCCAACGTTTACTGTGAAATAATTTCCTTGAGAACAATCAATAATATTTGAAGATCCAAGAGAAACTATATTTTGATCAACAGGAGCAAGAATAGACAACTTCTGATTAACATTAACAGTATCAGAATTGATCGTAGGTAGTGTAGAAACACCAATAGAATTGATATTTGTTACAGTAGAAATACTTCCAGTGATAGAAACACTTCCAGTAGCGGTTATATCGGATGCGCTTAGATTACCGAGATTTACATCTCCTTCAAAAGTAACCGTATCACTATTATATGGGTGAGAGAACACTACATAATTTACACCAGAAGATCTTCTGTAATAAGAAACTGTGTCTGCTTCTTCATCGATTGCAAATGATGGAGAAAGGTTTCCATTATAGAAAATACCACCACCCCTATCTGCTCTAGATCCTATCTGTAAGTATCCAGTACCTTGAGTAGCACCGTATGCTTCAAATCCAGCATTAGTATTATCACCACTTAGAACTTGAATTGTTCTGTTTGATGTATCAGACGTGCTACCAGCGGAAATACTTCCAGCAAAGGCAGAGGATGTATTAGAGAATGTTGTTGTATTTACTTCTGTAGCAACAATAGTACCAGAAATAGTAGCAGTATCTGCTTCTAATCCATTAAATACCGCAATACCTTCTCTAAAGATAGCATCATCAAAGAATGTAGAAACACCAGTTGTAGCAATAAATCCACCTTGAGAGAATAGTGTTTCATTACAAATTACATCATCATTAAATGTAGAAACACCAGCAACAACCAAGAACTCGGGTTCAACTGAACTAGAGTAGAGTGAAACTGTTCCAACTCCAGAATTAATATCAACATCAGCAGTGATAGAAATACCAGTTCCTACGAAGTTAATGTTGGTTGCAATACCAGCATAACTTGCACCATCAGTTGTGAGTCCAACGTTTCTGGATAGGGCTAATCCTTGATCAGAAACAAGACCAAAGTCTTCCCAAATATTATCAGCAGTATAAACCCATCCAAGAGTTCCGCCACTGTCTGGTTGAGAATTAAGAACAATGTCTCCAGGGTTTCCAGCAATAGTTGGTTTAGATGGAGAGTTTGTATACTTTCTAGAGATCTTATTCTCACCTTGCATGAACAAGGATTTCAGTTCTACACCATCATCAGAAGAAGATGTAATCTTTTCATTGAAAATAGTTGGTCCGTCAAACTCAGAAACAATATTTTTCTCAGGACCACCCTCAACCTTCAGAGATCTTGTAATTGTAATCTCAGAGGATACTTGAGCATCAAATCCTGCTTCATTTCCAGTGGTAACATCCTGACCAGTAATGGTAATGATAGGAGCATCAAATACATCCTCTCTACCAGTTGTAGAGTTAAGTTTCTTATTACCAATAAAGAAGTTACCATCACTATCCATTGCAGTAAATGCAACGACACCACCATTCTGTTTGTTAGCCTGTGCAATAAAGATTTCTCTTTGATCAAGAACTCTATCTTGTCTATCAGGTAGACCTGTAGAATAGTTACCAGGACCATATCCAAGGTACTCAAAAGTATGGCCAGATGCACGAATAATAGAATTTCTTCTCAATTCCATTGGAATTGGTTTGATTCTTCTTACAACATCACCAGAAGCATGTGTTGATCTTACAGATCCAAGTGCTCCTCTAAAGACTGTAATTGGGTTTCCATCTACAGACTCTTTAATTCTGAAGATTTCCTCATTGATCTGCAGATAATCACCAATTTCTAAGTCATAATCAGATAGATTAGTAATAGAAAGTGTTGTTGCATCCGCAGATGTAATAGCAGCACTTAATTGTGCAGTTACACCTCCATATTGATCAATAAGTCTACCAGCAATGTTCTGGTCAGAAAGACTAATTAGACCACCTCTAGATGAGAATCCATTTCTAAATGCTCTAATTGTTCCTAAGGCATTTGGAACTGTTGTTCCAACTCCGACATTAACTTCAAAAGAATCCTGACCTGTAATTCTGGTAATAATGTGATCTTTATTGTAGCCAGAGTAGTTAGCACCAGCAAGTCGAATCTTGTTGTCTTCCGATAATCCATGATTATCCACCGAGGTAAAGCTTACAACACCCGTAATGTTATTATACGAGAGAGATGAAATACCGATTGTAGGTCCAAGGTTATATGCCTTAGAACTTAAAAGATCGGTAATACCAACACCAAGAGTGTTAATACCAGATATTGTCTCCATAGATTCAACAAAGATCTGGTCATCATATGTTGTAGTAAGACCAGTAATTCTATAGAGAGTGTTATACTGCTTGTGAGAATCTGCAATCTCAGTGATGTAGATTACATCACCAGTATTATCATAAATTGAATCAACATTTACAGTAGCAGTTGAAAATCCAGTTGTTGTTGCTGTTCCAGTAACCTTTAATTTGTCTCCAACAGAATATCCTTGACCACCATCCATGACTTTAATACCAGTCAAGGATCCAGCACCATCAATAGAAACTACACAAGTAGCACTAGTGCCGTAAACAGTACCAGATAATCCAACTAAAGTTGCATTATAAAGAACTGTACCACTACCAGATCCATATCCAGAACCAGGACTATCAATACTTAAAGAAGTAATTCTATTCAATCCATGCTCAACTTCAGTAAACAATGTATGAGCAATACCAGTACCTGTTGTAGTCGCAGTAGAAACAATATCTGTAATAGCAATACCAATGTTTATATCATCATATAGTTTTGTAATGGATTCCTTTGTTATACTCTTTTGAGCATCATTAACGATTACATTACCAATTAATTCAGATTCTGCAAATGACTTAGTAGCATCAGGATCAGACTTTGGATTGTCTTTATTGATCTGAGGATACAGGAATTGAACTGGTTGAACGTAATTATCGTTATTAAATGGAGAAACAGTAGGATTATTAGATGCACTTAAAAGAATTAAGTGATATATACCATCTTGCTCGTCCTTGATATACTTCTGAACTTCTTCAGAACGATAGATTACATATGTTCCAGGTAATTCATACTTAGTAAAATATGGAAGCGTAGAATCTCTAGTGTTTGGATCACTAGTAAATGTTCCAGGATCAGTTGCTAATGTATATGTAAAGGTCTTTTTATCAGGAATAGTTGCTACAAAGAAAATACCATTATATCCAACAGAATCTGCACCATCTTCATTTGATGTACTTTCAATCAGTCTAGTTCTGATCGTATCACCTACAGTCAGATTATGTGGTAGTTCAGTTGTGATTGTAGCCGTAGTTCCAGCATAGGTTGCATCAGCGATAAATCTAGGATTTCTAAGTTCTGTACTATCATTAAGAACTTTAGAGGAGATGCTAAAATACTTCTCGTTTTCTACATCACTACCTGTTACACCACTAGATTCTTGAAGAACATATCCTTCAATGGGTGGTCTAGATGCAGTAGGGTTATCTTTAGGAATAACATATCTCAGACGGTAAATTCTATCTAAGAGACCTCTAGTATCAGGAGTTCTTGTGAAATAAGATCTAGGAGTAGCATCTGATGTTAGATTAACAATTAATCCGTAAAGATCATTATCAGCAGATTCGCCGGAGGTAGAAAGATACCACTGAGTTCTAGAAGAATCCCATTGAAGTGGATGTCCAGTATCTCCAGGAGATTTATCAGAAACTCTAGAGACTACTTTTACTGTACTAGTTTCATTAGAATAAATTACAGCTTCTTGACCAATTAAAGCGTCATTAAATGTCTTAGCAACTTGAATCTGATTACCAGAAAGTCCTGTTGTAATTGCATAGTAAACCTGACCGTTAATTAGTCCGTCAGGAATATGTCCAGTATCACTGATAATTCTTACAGACTCACCATTTGCAAGAGAATGTGTTTCTGTAAAAGTAAAGGTATTTGATGTAATCTCATTAGAAATTCCATTCGACTTTTTAGTAACAGTAAACTCTTTTTCATAAGAAGTTTCTGTTCCAGGCATTACAATCTTTGCAGAGAATGTAGAAGTAATTCCTGCGTTAATAATGTCTACTTTTATTTCATCATTCTCTTTTGCGCCAACTCTATATCCATCAATAACATTGTTTGGTTTTTCTGCCTCAACTACTTGCTCATAAAGATACAGACGTGATGTTAATCCAACTCCTGTCGTCTGATCAACATCAAAGGAAACAAATTCTACATTTACATCATTAGTAACATTCTCTTGGGGTGGAATAACATGGGTGATATAACCAACATCATCCTTAGCAAAAGATTCTGCGCGGAATCCCCTAGCAACAAGAGCTTTTGCACCAAAGTTAGAGTTAGAGTTAGTGATAGAGAGATCACCACCACTCTCAGCTAAGAAGTGAACAGCATAACCAATACCGAATACAGAAACAATCTGAATAACAGCATTATTACTTGCTTTGATGTGATAGTTTTCATAGGAAGGTTTATATCTTGCTCTCGAATCACTAAACAGATTTGCTACTGTTGTAGAGTCTTCATATGTTCCTGTCGTATCATCATATTTGATAAAGGCATTATTATCTTTTTGTAGACCGATTCCAGTATATTGAGCAACAACCATGGATTTAAAGCCGTCCGCTTTATCTCCATCAGCGTGCATACCACAAGTACCATATACAGATCTTAGAGATATGTTAAAAACGTATGGAGATGCTGAGGTTACAGTATCAGTGACAATGGTAAGTTCTGCTTCAGCGATGTCCGACGTTGAAGGTAAGGGAGTAATTGGAGAAGTTGGTGCTTTATACTCAATCTCTGTAGCACTATTTTTCTCACTAACAACAAACTGTCCAGTATAACCATTTACAGATACACCAGAGATCTGAATAGGAGTATCTACGTCCAGACCATCAAGTTCTTCGGATAAAGTAACAGTAATGGTGCTAGAAGATGTTTCACCATCACCTGCTCTAATACTAGAAATACCAACAGAAGCACCTCTAGAACCAACAATTCTATATTCGTCAATCTTTGCTTCAATATCTAGAGGATCTTCAACAGTTTCAGGTTCAATTTCTCTACCAGAAGTAGAACCATAAACATCACCAATCTTCTGATAGTAAATATCAAGATCAGTTTGTTCGGATTCGTAAGTTAGGAGATCATCATCAATGTTTACTTCATTCTTACCATCAGCATATTCAAATACTGTTAATTTATGGTGAGAGAAGTTGGGGATAAATGTGTTAGTAGTATAATCTTTATACGCAATCGCATTTGGATCAGCATCAAAGACAGAGAACTGCCACATGTAACATGCGCCAGTTAAACGGAATATAGCAGATCTTTCAATGGTATCATTTTCTGGATCAGGCACATATCTTGGTCTGATCTTTGTCTTTCTTAGGTCAAGACCAACAATAGAAGTACCACGGGGAATAATAACACCACCATAGACACTATTCAGTTTATAAAGGATGTTGTTTTCTGATAAAACATCAAAGTTAGTATTTCTGTCTAGAGGAGATAGGTCTTCTGTAGTATCACCTGCTCTAGTAAAATAAGTTCCACTAACTTCTGATGTAAGAAATCCTGGTCTGTTATCAACAATATGCTCACCAGGATACAGCAAGATTGTTGTTTTTCCAAATCTATCGTTTTCTCTTCCTTCCTGATAGGAGAATCTTGCAGCCTCCATCAGTGCTCTTTGAATAGTTTTGAAGGGTCTTGCTAAGGAGTTACCCTGGTTTTCAACGCTATCCGTAGAGTCTAAACTAGAAGGATCTACATACAGGATTTCTCCCTTGGTGTTCTTGAGAAAATTATCTAAGCGGCTAAGACCCATTGTATTTCTCTGTTAATACTATTCTATGATCTATTTATCGCTTCCATTCTTGGGGGTTCCACTTAATGTCTAATGTTTTATCAAACACTAGCATATATCTATGCTTACGAGATCTGTCTTTCCATTCACCATCTAAACCTTTTACAGAACCCCTAGAATGCTTTGTTCCATCAGAATAATAGAAATCTTTTTTCTGATCAGTCAACCCGAAATAGTTGAAATTGCAAGCGCGGTAGATAGTTCCAGAGTGGTGAGAAGAGTCAGCGTAGCTAAGAATAGCACGAACATTTGCATCTTTCCTAAACCTCCTAATACATTTACTAACAAACCATGATGTTATATTATATTCTTCTTTTTGTATGTCTGGTCTGATACAAAGACGAGAAAGTTCAAATAAACCTTCTTGATCATCTCTACTCAAACCAAACGCACTCACTCCAAGTTCTGGGACTGGGAACCCAGTAAAAATGCAAACAGCAAGGCAGCCGCCAATCCTAAGAGGGCATTCCCACTCAGTGTGCTTAAAAAGTCCATAATTAAATCCCGATTTGAAGTCTTTCGATTCGTCTTTTAGATAGTGATAGTTATAAAGAAGATCTTTACAAGAATCTTTATCTACTCTATCTATATAAAATTCACTCTTCACTGGGTAAAATTACTCAGGTTGTTTGCATTGTAACATAAATTCTACAGTATTTGCAACATCTTCCATTGCATCACGAAGAAAAGGCTGTTGACCTGATTCTTGCCTCATTCTTTCGCTATCATCACACAATGTCCAACGCCACTGTCTTCTGTTTTCTGAATACCAAAGATTGATTTTCATAATTGGGTGAATAAAGTACTTAAGAGAGGACTTGAACCTCCACGGATTACTCCACTTGGACCTAAACCAAGCGCGTCTACCAATTCCGCCACTTAAGCGATAGGATCGCCGTTTTGGATTGGTCATTCCACCATTCCCAGCGATCCAAAGGGGGAAAGAATTAGTTTGTTAAAAACTAACTCTAATGAGAAAAATCGTTTTGGATTGGTCATTCCACCATTCCCAATAATCCTCAATAATGTAGAACAAAGTAGATAGTTACGGAAGGATTGTTCTATCGTTCCCTATAAACCAGTCCTACTTAAATTAGTCTCATATCCTTGTAATACTTTTTCCGGCGCGCTATTGATCTCGGTGTAAGTATAACAACACATGTAAAACTAATTTATACAGACCTCCAGGTGCCCCCAGAGTTCCGTCCCATCCGAAGATGGAAAGCCAATTAACGGACTTGAACCGTTGACCACCGCTTTACAAAAGCGGTGCTCTACCAGCTGAGCTAAATTGGCGCTCGCACTTATTTAGTGCAGTAGGAGAGGGGGGACTTGAACCCCCACGGGATTAACTCCCAACAGATTTTAAGTCTGGTGCGTCTACCGATTCCGCCACACTCCCATACATTACACTTATCCGAATGCTTGCTATGGGGCGTTCAAACCCAACATTCTGACAGTTTGTAATGGAGCAAGAAGAAAGTAACCAACTCTCTAGATCACAGTGTGGTTAGCACCGTCGCAGGCGAGCTCATTCCCTGTCGAAGTAGGACTGCTGGGACTTGAACCCAGATCACTCCGTTATAAGCAGAGGGCCTTTACCTTTAGGCGACAGTCCCAAAAAAGGGGAATTACCCCGCGTAAGTCATGGGAATCATCGGATCGGAATAGGCAATCATTTCATCAGGAGCAACATCATTCACATACTCAAGAACATTCATAAACTCATCAATATTATCACACTCAATTACTTTCTCATCACCTTGATCCGAGTACATATAGAAAGACTTACGCATAGGATCAATAACGACGCGAGAGAGGAATTCGTCTTGAGGCATCGGGTGTGCTCCGTTGATTACCCATATATTATAGGGTGGTTTGTCGTGGGCGTCAACCCCTCAGGACGGTTCTGGAGTTGGCTCTGGATATTTGTGGGAGACTGAATCACGACCTCTCTTGTCGTAGTCCCATCCAGAAATTGAGAACTGGTCACTTCCTCCAGGATATTCTGCCGGTGTCTGACCTTCGTATTCAACAATCAAAGCTTCACCATCAATTCTAGAAGCTTGAATTACATAGTAACAATCAATCCTAGAAGCATTTCCAGATTTAATTTTAACAGTTGTTCCCCAATCAATACTATCCACAATCAAATCTTGAGAATAACCAATTTGAGTTAGAGTAACTGTAATTGATTCGGGATCAATTAAACCTTTCCAATACTCAGGAAGATTAATTACATTTTTATCGGTGAGTCTACCTCGTACATAAACACCCGCTTCTGGTCCTTCCATGCAGATGTGTCTAAGACGATAACCTTCTTTATTTGGATGCTTAATATCAAAGCCTTTCCATGATTGAACATTAATTGCTCCAGAAAATGTAGGAGCAGTAATTTGTCCTCCAGCAGTCACGTTAGTAGTAACCTGAAGGTTATCAAACTTTCCATTTACTTGTAAGTATCTCGGGCAGGCTTCTGCTGGATACTCATCATCTCCTGTTGTAGTTCTAGCAATATAATCAAAACTAGGATGTGGTGTCCCTGTTACTGGATCATCGCAATTTGGTGAACCACCAACAGGTGTATTTGTTGTTGGTAATGAAGTTTCGCCAGCCATAATTAATTCTCCGTTTGTCTTACGTCGTAGTGATATCCAGAAACTGAATATTCATCGTTATTTCCTGGGTAATCCGCAGGGGTTGTTCCTTTATATTCTGGAATTAGTTTTTCTCCATCAGATCTTTCAGCAAATACATGATAGTAACAGTTAATCGGCATACCACCTTTTGCTTGTAGATAGATGTAATTATCATCAATTCGCTTAATTATAACATCTTGATGAGCTCCAATTGGTTGTAACTGAACTGTAATAGAATCCCTATCAACAAAATTTTTCCAATATGAAGGTAATTCAATCTTATCTTTATTCTTTACCTTTCCTCGGATGTAAACGTCATTATAAGGTGCTTCTGGGCAAGTATGACGTAATCTATATCCTTTTTTGGATGGGTGTTTAATATCAAAGTTCTTTTTTGCAGCAAGAATATGACCACCGCATTGGGACATTACATGCCCTTTTGCAATAATATTTCCACCAGCACCAATATTTCCACTGTTGTTAATATCAGCATCAACGTCTAATGCGCCAAGAAGAGCAGTGGGACCACTAACAGCAAGAGAATATGGAGAATTATTTACTGGAAAGCAAGAGGGAATAATTCCCACGATTATAGGAGTTGGGGAGTCACTATTCTTTAGTGGTCCAATCATACATGAAGCAGCAGGTAATACTGGAGGCCAAGCACCATCATCTCCTACAACCAGTGCGCCTTCAATATAAGCAGATCCACGTTGTTCTAGTGGTCCTACACCTAAAACATAAGGACTTCCTTCACCAACAAATAATCTTTTACCTACTGTTAAGTCAGGTACGTTCATAACTCATCTCCTATTAGAATAGAGGCATTTCGCCTTTTTGCTGTTCTTCAAAAGCAGTCGCAAACTTACTGGGATTAGTCTTTGTTCTTCCATCCACACAATCAAAGAGACCACCATAAATGTTCATAATACCCTCTCCAACCAATTCACATACACCAGATGAAACTATTTTTGCTTTACTTTTAGATTCTACAGTAAAATTCTTTGTAAAGCAACTTATAGCTTCGTTTGCATCTATAGTGATAACACCATTTTGATTATCAACACCAGATGCAACTAAATCAATATTTTTAGCAATTAATTTAATCCTACCATTTGGTGCATTTATAACCACATCACCATTTATTGCATCTACAAAAAATGCTGGTGATTCATCAGGAGTATCATCTCCACATTTAATTTGATGAGTTGCTGGAGTTCTTTGAGTTGTATATCCTTTTCGACCATCATCAGCATCAAAAGTCATATAATGCCTATAGTCATATCCAGATCTAAGCATTACTGCTGATTGGACTTCATCTTTATGGATATGTCCGAATTTTATCTCTCCATCTTTTTGACCATATCTAACTGTATGGTAATTCTGTTTTTTAGCCATTAATCAAGAGCTTTTACAGCAGCGTTAGGTTTACCTTTTTCGTAATAACCACTATCAGCACTAGATCCAGATGGATCTGGTCTCTTATATCGATTATTAACACAATCAACAACAGATATAATTCCTCTGTTGTCTCGGTCAAGAGCTCTAAGAGCAAGATTTTCTAGATCAGCTTCACCAATTCTTTGTACTTCAAATAGAGGAATTAATTCTTGATTAAATCCTGTGCGAGTATTTATGCGTACTTTAGGAACTCTCGTAAATCCACATCCCTTTTGTACTACAGTAATTTTTGCAATACTACCATATGGTCCTAATTCCATAGAAAGTTTTGTACCATGATCAGGTTCCAGATAAATTTCATCGCTAGGATCAAAGTTTACACCAGCGTTTTCGATAAGAATTTGTTTTACACACAATCTAACACCATATTTTCCATCACCAGTTGATGGATCTCCTTCAGTATCACCACCAGTTCCAAATCCAATATCTGCAAGTTCATCACCATCTTTTGGTGGAGGGCACTTTGGTGTTGTTATAGTAACAGTTGAATTCACATTTTGCAATCCACCAGGTGTGAATATGGTATCTTGAGAGACTCCATCATCAACATCTTTTTCATCATCACTCTCTACTCCATATCCAGTAACAGGGGAAGGAACATAAAGTTGAGATCCAGCTGGGATAGTAATAACATTTCCTGGTGCAATTGGTTGTGAAAACCTACCATTAGGATCAATATAATAAGTATCACATCTACTAGCCCATTGTCTACCATTTGCACCTAAAGATCCATCACTCTCTTTGAGATATCCATATCCAGGGTTAACAACTTTAATATCCTTTAGAACATTAACATTATCAGTTCCCTTAGGAACAACTCTTATTGTTGTGGTTGTAGTATCTTCATCATCACTAGTGGTTATTATAAAAGTTTTTGGTTGTGTAAAGTTTTCAATACATATTCTCCCAGACATCTGGGATTCACCTGCACCAAAATTATTATTAATCACAGTTTTTCCTTCAGAACTCCATTCTATACAAACAGTGTCTCCAGGATTAGGTCTAAAAGGTGTTACTTTTACTGTATCACCTTCGTTTATAACAGTTTTAGATCCATCTCCATCATCGTCTTGATCATTATCTCCCGCAGAGTCACTTGGATTATTATCAGAATCGTCGTCCTCATCACCGCCACCGACACCACCATCAGGAACACCAGTGTCGCCAGGTTGTGTTCCACCACCATCAGGACCATCAGGAAGTCCAATGATCCCTTGTAAGAAAGCACCAGTTCCTGCTCCAGTAGGATCTTGTATTGCGATTTTAGGTGTTGTTACATATCCACTACCAGGATTTGTAATCTCAACTGCAAGTATTTCTCCATCATCGCCAATAATTGCATTGCCTTCTGCACCTTCACCACCTCCGCCAATTACCTTAATGGTTGGGGGTCCAGATGCAATAGGTCCAACATCACAACTACCACCATTTTGAGAGAAACTACCAAGAATTCCATCAACTGCACTACCAGCAGCTCCACCAACACCAGCAATAGAATCAATAATTCCTTTAGCAGTATCTGCCATTTCGGAACCAAATTCACTTATACTCTCAATTCCTTTACCAATACTCCACTCTTCTGTTTCACTACAACTATAATCTTCCTGACATGAAAATGCTGCTCCAAACTGGAGAATATTTTCAATAAAACCAAGAATTGCTCCCACTGCACCAGCAGCTGCTCCACCGATTGCTCCAATAACGCTTGAAACACTATCTAAAATACCCTGAATACCACTAACTATACCACCAAGAACATTACCCAATATATTTCCCATCATTCCACTGACGAGGCATTCAGTTGTGTTGACGGCTGAATCAGCAACATCTCCAAGTATACCACCAACTAAGTCCATAAGACCTGCAATAATCTTGTCGAAAAGACAAGACAACGTATCCATTATTTTATTTTGAGCTTGGTTTAATTTTTGATCTTGATTGGGAAATACTAAAGTATAGGCATCTTTGGAAAGATTTTCAATAGTACGAATAGCAAATCCTCTTACCTTATTAATAATACTTTTTACAAATCCTACGATTTTTGTAGTTAATGACTCAATAATTTTTTGAATTCTTTCTTGAACACCCTCTACTTCTCCATTTACAGCAGCAACCCATCCTTGAGCGAGAGATTGTAATCTCTGTATCTCTCTCATATGCTTCATGAGTTCGGTCTTAATCCCCTGCTGACCGTCATCTTTGTTGCATCTCTGCGGTTGTTTTAGGGCAGAAGGATCTTCACTGTCTTCTTTTTCAAGATTACTAGCAGTATCTGCAACATCTTCTGATATTGCAGATGCCTTTGTTATCGTTGATGTGGGAGATCCAGGTTGATTAACTTTTTCAGAAGGTCCTGAAGAAGGTTCTTTAGTAACAGGATCAATAACTTCTTCGGGACTCTCCTTAATATGAGTCAATGGTATTTTGTCTTCAGGACCATATCCATCAAATGGTTGACCCTTATTGCATGTATCAGATATATAACGTTCGACAGGACTAAAAGATGTTTGGTTATATCCAAGAACACCCATGATCACAGGTTGTTGTGCATCATGACCGTCTAAGAAAAAACCATAGACCATGGTCCCTTGAGTTAAATTAGCAGACTGACTTGCTGCACCACCACCGCCACCAGCAGTAACTGGATACATGACTGTAGCCCAAGGCAAGTCAGCATCTGGTAATTCAGGTTGTCCACATTCAATCTCATGGTATCCGAAAATTCTGACTTTATATCTTTCCCCAGGACCATTTACTGTCCCAGGTTCTTCTCGTCTACCGGTTTGATTTTCAACGTAATTAGCTTCTTCAGGGATTTGACCAATCCACCAAATGAATCCGTCTTTTCCAAGAAAATTACGTTTTACTAGGTCCTGGTCTAAAGGCATTTGTTATCAGTTATCGTGTGTTTTGCACTCAGGTGCGCCTGGTTCTACTTCGCAGAAGAGTTCTAGAGGAGAGGGATCGTGATGATCTCCTGCTTCAATTTCTGCTTTGTGGTTTTCTACATAAACTTCAAGTTCATGCAGTTCTTCTTCAATGTGACGACGTTGCTGGGGAGAAGTAGTAGGATCTTCGAGGATCTTTTTGTCCTTCTCGATGTGTGCTTCGATGTTTTCCATGTTGGTTTAGCGGTTTACTTTTGTTCTGGGAGGGAATCCCTCACTAATGTTATGCTAGAGTGGCAATCGCCAGGCGTCAACCTGTGACATATACTAGCAATCATATAGTTACCCGAACTTTGTTGATTTGGTTTTCTGGATTTAGATTCTTGCAAATCAGGAAATTCGCAGTAGATCATATGCCCAGCACGCAAATCAAAATCACCTAATATAGTTATATGAGTTTTTATTGAAAAAATCTCAGAATACCTCATAGAAGACTGAACTAGGATGTTTTCAGCGTCAAATTGAGGTGTTTTTGGATCTGCTTTTAAGTTTCCGACCTGCTGCTTTGGTGTTACACCCTGTGGTTGGAATCCAGTATCTAAAGTCTGATAAAAATATCTAGTAGGAGAACCTTGTGTTGTAAACTCTGAACTAACTAAGGATTTTGCATCATCCGCAGCAAGTTCTAAATTTCCTTGCTGTTCTTCTAAATCATATTCTTTTGTCTTCCACTTGAGAGATATAAGATCAAAGTATACTGTTTTATTATTATAAGCACCCATCATTAAATTTGTTTCAGTATCAATATTCTTATCAACTTTATAAGTTTGAATTTTACGAAATCCTATTTTAGTTAAAGGGCTATTAGTATAGATGTATTTCTTGGTTGGTTTAATTGATAAAAGTTTATCAATTGATTTAAATTTAAATCCATCATGAGTTTCAAAAAATAAAAATCCTGCCTGATGTCCAATACCGCTAGCTGGGTTTGCTTTTGCTGCTAACCATGTACAGACCTTAAAAGGTTTCCAAGTATTTCCAATAAATCTATATGGTTTTAGTGTGGGATCGATTTCAAGTTCTTTTTTAGTTCCTAATCCTTCTGGAGCATCCGCAGTAAGAAGAGTATTCACACTATCAGATATTTTTCCACTAAATGATTTTCTTATTCTTACTTGTTCATTTTTAAGATATTCAAGACTACAAAGTTCTAACTGAAAGACATCCTTTTGGGTTCCAGGAGCTCCAGAAATTACTTTATTAATATACATGCAAGATATTCCTGTAAGATTTAATTCACCTTTGTTAGGATCTATCATTTGTATATCTACTCTACACCCACCACGAATAGGAAGACCATCTATAACTCCATTTAAAGGGGTTTTATTTTCTGGATCAATACCACCAGTATCAACAAAAATAGCAGTCATTGTTACTGCATTTGCTAATACATCCTCATAGTATCTAATTTCAGGAATACACATAGTAATATCAAGAGGTTCTCCTCCACTATCTTTTGGAGGATAAACTTTAAATAATTTTAAATTTCCAGTTGACTGGTTATTCCCTTTTGTTGGTATTACGGCCATTAGTAAAACGCTGCTTGAGAAACAATATCATTAATATCTTTATTTAACGGGAATAATGGAGGAACACCATTACTCTTTCCAGTATTTGAAGCTAATTTTCTTTGTGGTTGAGAAGCTTGCTGTGGAGGAGGCATTATAATAATTTGAGCACTTGGTTCATCATAATGTGCAGACTCCTGAATTTGATAATTTTTAATATTTACCGATCCAAATGAAGCATTTTGTGCAGGTGCAATGTCTGGAGATCTAGCAATCTTAGGACCAGAACCAGATCCAATCTTCATCATAGATGGTTTAGAAACTTCTCCTTTAGAATCCGATCTAGTTACTCCTCCAGCCATATTAAAACCTCCACCAAAGGTGCCTCCAGCCATCAAATCAGGATGAATTATGTTCTGTATTGAAGGTGGTTTTGAAGGATCAAGCAGTATTGAATCAGACGATTCATCACCAGATCCAGGAAGTTTGTCCTTAGATGTTGATTTATCATTATTATCAGGAGTTGGTTTTCTAGGTGTAACCGGTTCGATATTAGCACCAGAAGAATCTTTGCTCGCAATTTGTGCAGAATTAATTTTTAACTTTCCATCTGATGCTAGTTGTTTAAAGTCTTCATAGAATCCTCTCTTCTTAGGCCAACCTTCTTTGATACCACCAACAGCACGAAGTGCTGATTCCATATCCCTTGGACTACCACCTCTTTGCATGAAAGCAATCGTTGCTTTTGCAGCAATATCTTTATCCAAAAGTAGTTCTGGATTACTCATAAAATCAACACCAATTCTATTACCAATATCCTTGTAGTTGTGTCTACCGGTAATTTGAATAAATCCTCGGCCAATAAAGTCAGAACCGTCATTAGTTCCTGGTCTATTGCCGAGACTATTTCCAGACCATCCATAAACTTCATTATAGAGTGCTCTCCAACCACCAGAATCTAGTAATTGCTGTGCTTCTGCTCTAGAAATAGACCAAATTTGTGAAGCACGACCAGCATCTGTAATAGGTTGCTCAGGAATACCCTTTATACCAGATTCACCCTTAGCAATAGCAAGCAATGCAAGTATATCACCGGTGTAATTCATATCTTTTGCTGCCTTTAGAATCGCTTGAATATTTGCCTGAACATCCGTAGATCCTAAACTAGGTGGTCCATCGCTTCTAATAATTCCTCTACCATTACTACCAGTATTTCCACCGAAAATAGATCCAAGACCAGTATTTCCACCAAAGATAGATGCAAGTCCCTTGGAAAGTGCATTATTTTTGAACCTAACTCCAATATATGTTTCATCTCCTTTCAATGGAATTTTAGTAAGAGAAATTCCAGGTAATTTTTTCGGTTCTTTTGCTAATCCAGTAGTAGAAAGTCCTCCACCTTCTGTACTACTCATACCCAAGAAGTCTTTTGCTGCATTAACAACACCACCTAAAAACTTCTGATCTACTTCTGGTTCTTTTTCTTTTTTCTCGGTCATAGAATCCCGAGTGAAGAACGCTTTATAGAATAATGGTACAGACTCGACAGGATTAAGTATGACGAGATAATTTTTAACTCCCAAATATGAAGGAATACCTTCATTAAGTCTACCAAATCCATCACCAACCCAATCTGCTACAAACTTACCAGCTTTCAAAAGTGATGTAATATCTTCTTGCATTTTTTTACCCACTGCATCCATTCCACCGCCCATGAGACCGGTGTAGAATAAATCTCCAACATACTCACCGAGTAATTCTCCTATCAAAGTTCCAATAACAGGAATTGGAATAAATGATCCTAAAAATCCACCAAGAACAGCACCAGCAGTCTTGAATAGTGCCTGAGCAACAGGTTCTCCAGATGCTAAAGATATAATACAAGTAATTAATCCACCAAGGAAAGGAATTCTTGAAAGAGTACTTTGTCCTGCTTTTGTTGCTACTTGTTCTAGTCCTTCTTGTGCTACTCTTTCTACAACCTCTTCAACAACTTCCTCTGTTGCTTCCTTAACAAGTTTTTCTCCACCTTCTTGAAGAAGTTTTTCTCCACCTTCTTGGAGAAGTTTCTCTCCTCCTTCTTGGAGAACCTTTTCTCCACCTTCTTGGAGAAGTTTCTCTCCACCTTCTTGAAGAAGTTTCTCTCCACCTTCTTTAAGAGCCTTTTCTGCTCCTTCTTCAAGAACTTCTTCCGTTACTTCCTGTGCTGCTCTTTTTGAAGCAGATTGCATAGATCTTTGAGTAGCAGTTTTTGCCGCATCAAAAGCACCTTTAATACCCTGACCACCTCTTATGGCACCAGTAGTTGCTCGATATACTCTTTTAAGATATCTACTAACTTGAGCTCCTCTCTTTAAAAATTCTTTACCAAGTGTCGCTACTCCTTTAGCAACATCATCAGCAAATTTAAGCGCAGCTTCAATCGTAGCTTTTAAAAAGTTAAATAATGCATTTCCAGCAGTTTTTAGCGCATCAAAAACTATTGTTCCAGTACTCTTTATTGCCTTTTTAATTAAATTAAAAGTACCCGCACCTAGTTTTTTAGCCAGACCAAGAGTTCCCTTCAGAAGTTTCGCTACAGCCATCCTGAAAAGTTTTCTTAGTGCTAAGAAAATCTTAATAGTAGCAGTAATATTTTTTGTTAGAAAATTAAATACCGCTAAAACTTTTTTATGATGCTTTAATAAAAACGCAAGTAATGCTCCAAGGAAAGTCATTAACAAAAATCTCTTTATAGCCTCAAATGGTCCTACTTTTGGACCTTTAGGCATTTTCATTCCACCACCGCCGCCACCTGCACCAGATTCTAATTGAGCTTCTTTTTCTGCTTTTCTATCTTTCTCTGCTTGCTTTCTAGCAGCAGCATCTGCCGCTTTTTGTTGTGCAAGATTAGAAGCAAGAAGATCTTTTATTTGTATTGTAGTAATTTTTATCTCAATTACTTCATTTAACAATGGGCTACCACCAGAACGTCCTGCTGCTGCGATATTTGCTTCTTGTTTTACAGTATTGGTTGTCTCTGTCTTTACAAGAGCACTACCAATAGATCCTCTTTTTACAAGACCGCCACCGCCGCCTGAACCTCCTCTACCACCAAGAAGTTTATCTTTTGCAATTGATTTAAGTTTTCCCTTTATCTTACCCTTTACAAAGTCTTTTGCTTTTGCCTTCATAGCACCTTTTGCAGCACCTTTTGCAGCTACTGCAGCAGTCTTTTTGGCCATAAGAGCGCCAGCACCTTTTAATGCAAGAAGAGTTCCTGTAACTATAGCCATGGTACTATCCTACAATTCCTAAGAGAGATTTGATTGCCGACCTATGACCAGCTTCTGCTGGATTTGTTGATGGGAACGAGACAGGGGGAGTTCCACCACCAGTATGAGTACCTCCAGTGGGTCTATTTTGTTTTTTTCCGCCACCCATTCCTGGAAGAGGAAGAACTTGTGGAGTTTTCTTAGCAGGAGCTCCAGGAATATTAGTCCTAGGAGATTTAGATATTTTCGGAGTTTGACCCTTCTTTGCTGCAATAGATGCCGCGACAACTCTCTTTTCAACTTCTTCAGGAGAAAGTCCTTCTGCCCTCGCTTTTTCTCTCGCTTCTTGTGCTGCTTTAAAAACAGCAGGATTAGATGCTCCAGTTTGTGTAGGATCTAAAGCAAATTGACTTCCTTTTGATGGAACCACCTTAGAGGTGTCTACTTGAGGGGCTTTTGGATCGCTTTTTTTCTTCTTATTGAAGAAACTTCCACCAAAAGTTCCTCCAGACATCAAATCAGGGTGAATTATGTTCTGTATTGAGGGTGGTTTTGAAGGATCAATCAAGATAGATTTATTAATTTCTTCTGGTGACTGACCTGCTTTTTGATCAGAGTTGTCTTCTGTAGCTCTTCTACCACCACCACTAGAATCTACAGCATCCACTTCACTAGCATCTCCACCACCTTTTCCTAATGCTATTTTGATTGTATCGGGATTTACTTGCTTATATGCCTGCAAAAATTCTTGTTCAGATTTAGTTCCTGCCTTACCGCCAAGTTCTACACCAACACATCCTAGAGTTCCATTACTTCCAATATCACTATGAAGCATAAGTCCACTACGAGTACCAATAGATCCACTACCATTGTTAATATAGGTACTCCAATGTCCAATACCAGGTAAACCTGGATATGCACCATGCTCTTGGAATCCAGTTAAACTATATGTACCGTCAGGAATTGGAGCATTTCTGGTTGTAGATCTTCTATTCTGAGGTATATTCATTCCAGCATATGTACCACTAATCATAGAATAGGTTTTACCAACCTGTTTACCAGAACTATCCTTCATTTTTAGAGTTCCTTCAACAGAATTACCTGTTCCCTGAACCTCAATGCGACCTCCACCAGCCATTGCGGAGAGGGTTACATCGCCAAGTTTTGCTTTCTTAGCTTTATTTGATCCACCTAATGCTTCATTTACTTTCAATAAATTTTCAACACCAAATGCTTTTGCTGCTTTTTTTGTGACTACAACTTCTCCAGGCTGAAGAGCGGTTAATTGGGTATCAGGACCAAGACCTTCTATTTTTATACCAGTTTCTTTTTTAACTTCTCCACCCTTATTTGCAAGATCGGAACCTACATCAATAGATCTAACACCTTTTTCCTCTTCAATTTTTTTAAGTTTATCAACAGTTTCTTTCGATTTTCCAATTTCACCACCCTTTAAACCTCTTCTATCCCATACTTGTTCATTGGTAAGTGTACCAGCACCACCTCCAAAACTTATTCCAGATATAACATTAGGTTTATTTGTTCCACCACCTTCTTTATTGATCTGCATCAAGTTTTTGAGACCAATCCTATCAACTGCCTCCTTACTCATAACAAATTCACCAGGAGTTAGCATAGCAGGAACAGTATCAGTTCCTAAAGATTTCTTTCCTTTCGATGATTGTTTCATCGACATCAAACTATTAACAGGTCCACCACCAGAAAATGCCTGAACAGGGGTTGTTTTATTAGATCCCTGAGGTTGGGATGCTGATGGACCTGGTGTTGGAGCTGGCGTTGGTTTAGTTTTTGGTTGAGGAGAAGGAACAACTGGTGCATCCTTACCATCTTTTCCGTCCTTACCATCTTTTCCGTCCTCACCATCTTTGGGAGGAGTAACATCTGGTTCTTTTTTATCATCATCTCCAATTATATCGGGAGCGTCAAGTTCTGGTAACTCGGGAATCTGAGGGAGTTCTAATTTGTCTATCTTAGGAGCACCAGGAATTAGTGATAGGACATCATTAATTCTATCAATGAAGAAATTAAGTCCATCTTGTACTTTTTCAATAATGAATCTAAATGGTCCTATGAAAGTATCATCTATAAATCCGATAATTTTATTGAAGAATCCAAAGATAGAATCAATAATATTTTGAATTGGTTGGAGGAAGAATTTCTTTGGGTTTTTAAAGATATTTAAAAGAACACCAAGAAGAGAACCTAGTAAGGTAAATAACAAGAATTTCTTAATAGCATCAAAAATACCAGTAAAAGGTTTTTTTATTTTGTCTATTACTTTACCAGTCGCGCCTTTAGCGGACTCTAACATATCTTCTCTGGATCTCTTTCTTGCCTTTTCTCCAGCAATTCTACCTCTTTCACCACTCTTTTTGAAGAGTTCTCCTTGCTTCTTGAGAAGATTTGCTATCTGCTTTACAGTTTTTTTAATTACAATAACATTTTTTAAAAGATCATCCCCACCACCTTTTTTTCCTAATCTAGATTTACTCTCTTCTTTCTCTTCATCCCTTCCACCAGGCAGAGCCTTTTGTTCAGTACCAGGAATTAATCCCCTAGTAGGTCTTGCTTTTGTAGGAGGAGTTCCAGTCTTAGGTTTTTTAGATTTGACGTTACTTGCTTTTATTTTTGTTTTCTTTACTTTGAATCTTTGCTTGTTATCCTTTCTTTTTACTCTCTTAAATTCTTCAGTGACTGCTTCAGCAGAACCACTATCAACTTTACCACCCATTCTTTGAGCAGCCATCTTTTCTTTTAAGATGGTTTTATATTCACCATATGTTAAGTCACCAGTAAAGTCTATTCCTAAAATTTCTAGAACTTTAGGGTCAATGACTTCTTCTACAAGTTTTTCATCTTCAGTGTTGACGGTACTAGAATTTGGGGAAAGAGCAGATTCCTTCTTTCCCTCTTCTCGTATAGATTTTAGTAACTCGTCTAGATTCATTCTATCCCGTAGTTTGCTTTAGTTTTTCTTCCTCAAGATGCTGTTGCAATAGAGTGACGTAAACGTCTCTCTCCCACGGAATCATGTTTTCAATCTCTGTTAATGAATATTTATGATATTGCATCAACGCGAAATTTAGTTTGAAATAACTCATAAGGTCCATATGAACCATTCCTAAGCGAAAAAAGATGCTAGTCCCTCCAATGTGACCTTAGATTTAACTTTAGTATTTGGATTTTTCAATTCAACAACATGAGAAAGTTTAGGCATTGTATTAAAGAAAGATTCAATCTGTTTGAATTGAGAGGAATTCATACCTTCAAGGAAATCTTTCAATTCTTTATTAGTAACATCTGCAGCAGCCCAAACATCTTCATCATTATAAATCTTTTCTACACATTGAGAGATAAGTTCAAACGACTTATCCATATCAATAGCTTCATTAGGATCAAAATTAGTCTTAATGAACTCATCGAGTGATGGATACTTCATCTCTAAAAAGAGTCCGTCGCCTAACTCAATAGTTTTATTGTGTGCTTTATCTTTCTGAATTTTAATATCATCAACACTGATAGTTGTTTTTACCTCAGTTACACCATCATCTGGACAGATCAAATTAACCTCAATATCTTCTCCAACAGATTTTGCTCTAATGTTGAGGAATAGAAACTCAATATCAAAGGTTGGTAATTTATCTACTTTGATACCCTTTGTTTGGATGCAATTATTTAAAACCTGTTGAACTGCATTACTAATTTCTTTAGTATCTTCAGTTTCCAAAGCTAATACTAGAACTTTTTCTTCTTTTACAAGAAACGGTCTATATTTTATCTTTTGTTCAGTTGATGGTAGTGCCAATTCATAGATTGGCGTACTAATCTTAGGTAAAGGCATGATGTCCTATATCAATTTCATGATTTTATTTATATCCAACTTTTAAACTTCTTTGATATATCTGGTGTAACCAAATGAAGCTGTGACTTTTAAAATTTCAGATTGGTTATAAGAAATAGGAATGGATGCAAGACTTTTGGGGAATGCATCTTTAAATACATATCGCATCTGTGGTTGATTACTTCCACCATCCACTTTATTCTTATCAAACTTAGTCAAAAATACATCCCCTCTATATTCAACTGGATAATTCATTCTGTAATATGCATCATCTTGAAATCTAGAAGTACGACTGAATTCTCCACTATTATCCTCTCCTGTACAGAACGAATGCCACGCCTCCAAAAATTTTGGAATCTGATATTTTGCATCAACATAAAAAGTTAAATCAAGACTATCATCAAAAATTCTTCTATAAACCATCTTTTCAGTAACACCAGAAAAATCTCCAGTCGCTTCATGTGTAGCGGTTCCAGATCCTGGTATAGAAGCCTCACAACACATTAATATGCACTTTCTCTGCTCAATTGAATTCATCCCAGAAGAAGAATAAAAAGGTTTACCTGCTGCAGCAGTAGTGCAATCTACCATATAAACAGAAGTCTGAGCTAAATATAAAAAATCCGATTTTATTGACTCGAATTCGTAATGTTCCGGTTGTGGGGCTCCCATTTATAAATATGCTTAATCGTATATATTATGTATAATGGGGCAACCTATAAAAAGTAAATATCACCCACAATATCCAGAAAAGTACGTTGGAGATTCAAAAAATATAATTTGTAGAAGTAGTTGGGAAAGAAAATTCTGCAGATGGTGTGATCTAAATGAAAATATTTTAAAATGGGGTTCTGAAGAGTTCTGCATTCCATATGTATCTCCCGTTGATAGGAGAGTTCATAGATATTTTCCAGATTTTATCATACAAGTTAGAGAACGAACAGGTAATATTAAAAAGTATGTAATAGAAGTCAAACCATTTAAACAAACGCAACCACCACAGAAAGGAAAAAAATCTAAAAAGACTCTTATAACAGAGACAAAAACCTATGCTGTAAATCAAGCAAAATGGAAAGCAGCAGAAGAATGGTGTAAAGATAGAATGCTTGAATTCAAAATTATTACAGAGAATGAATTGGGAATTAAGTACTCTAAATAACTTATATTAAGTGCCTTTTTACTGTTTATAAATGGCGAGAACCGAAACTCAACAAAGAAAAGCAGATAGACAATTAGCGAAAGCTGGTTGGAAAGACGAGGGAGATGGTGCATATATCTTAGGACCAAAGCCTTTTAATAGTGAATTAACAGAGCAAGTTCTATTTAAAGTTGATAAAGATACGGCAGATACAGAAGTATATAAAGTTTCAAGATCAACTGGAGAAAGAAACCTTTTAGCATCTATCAATGCTACTACGGGAAAAATAACATCAAATAAAGAAAATTTTGCTACCTTTTATAATAATGATAAAGCAGCACATAAATTACTGATTGATACTGTAAAAGCGGAAACAAGCAAAAATGTTGTATACATGATACAACCAGAAACTGCTGTTGTATTATCGCAAACATCATCATCCCCATACAAAGGTGGATTAGTAAGTTTAAATCCAGAAGAATTAGAAGAACCACCTTCAAACGAAGGTCCTTTTTTTGAAGTTGTAGATTTATCATCAGCGTCTACAGCATCGACTATTGATTTCTCCACTCCAATTACTCAGGCTGAAAGAGATGCAGGAAAGAACAATCAAATTATTGATGAGAACGGGAACGTAATCGGATCAACTACTTCAAGAGGTAGTGATGTTACTAAAGCAAAATTAACACCTGAACAGTTAGAAGCAGTTCAGCAAGAACAAAATATTAATAATGAAGGTCCTGGTGGATACACTATTCCTGATGGTGCTCAACCAATAACACCTTCTACTACACAGAAATCATCCAACACTTCAAAAGATGATAGTGTTGATGCACAAAGTGCTGATGAAAGAAATGCAGCGCAGTTTAAAAGAAGTAATAAGGGTGGTACAAATGGAGGACCACTACAATACCCCGAAAAAATGAATGGGGATAGAATAATGTTTGAAGTGGTTGATTATCAAAAATCTGGACTTGGTAACGCTGAAGGATATGGAATTGGAGCAGCATCGAGTAGAACGAAAAATGTACTTTCTACGATTTTCTTACCCATTCAAAGAGGATATGGAGATACTTTAGCATGTAATTGGGGTGAAGGTGAGATAAATCCGTTAACAGCAATGGCGGCAAGTATCTCATACTCAACAATAATGACGGCGGCAGAATCAGGAGATCTTGGAGCAGCCGCAGCTAATTTTGGACAAGGAATAAAACAAGGTGCAAATACAATATTGGGTGGCGAAGGAAATGCAGAATTAAAACAAATGGCTGCTGCATATTTTGCAGCACAAGCAGTTGGTATGCAAGGATTCTTATCAAGAACCGCAGGTGCTGCAATAAATAATAACTTAGAGTTATTATTCCAAGGACCAACACTAAGATCTTTTAATTTTCAATTTAGATTAACACCAAGATCTCAAAAAGAATCAATTGCAATTAGAAAAATAATTAAGACGTTTAAAATAAATATGGTTCCTGAAGCATCTCAATCAAACTTGTTCCTTAACGCTCCTAGAGTATTTGATATTCAGTACATGACCACTGTAGGTGGAGGAACAAGACTTCACCCATTTATGAATAAATTTAAACGTTGTGCATTGAGAGATTTTAGTGTTAATTACAGTCCAGATGGACAATACATGACATATAAAGATGGTGGTATGACGGCATATGAACTATCAATGACCTTTGCCGAACTTGATCCAGTACTTGCAAACGATTATGAAGGTGTAGATGACGAAACGGAGGGAATGGGATTCTAATGTCGAACTATTTTAGCAAACTACCAAATCTTCTCTACTTAGATAGAGGAAATAAAGAGATAAGGACTTATGCTCGCGCAAAAAATTTATTCAGAAGAATAAAAATCAGAGAAATAAATGATGATCAGATAACAAACTTTGAACTTTATAATGTACTGGATGGAGAAAGACCTGATAACGTAGCAGAAAAATTTTATAATGATCCAAACTTAGATTGGGTTGTTTTATTAGCAAACAACATACTTAATGTGCAATCAGAATGGCCATTAGATAATAGATCTTTAGAAAAATATTTGGATGAAAAATACGGAGACGATTTATTCAAAGTTGCACATTATGAGAGTCTTGAAGTCGCAAATAGTACTGGGGAAGTAATTTTTCCAAAAGGTGTAATAGTACCACAGGGTTATAGTTTTACTTATTTTGATGTTGGTACAAATCAATATCAAACTGTGGTAGAAATGACCTATGGTGTAACAAATAATCAGATTGAACAAAGAAGACAGAATAAACTGAGAGCGATAAGAATTTTAAAACCAGAATATGTTGATCTAGTAGAACAAGAACTAGAAGAAATGATGAAGTACAAAGAAGGAACTTCACAATATCAAGGTAAATACCTGAAAATGGTTGACGATATTAGAATTAACCTATAAAAAAAGGGGTCTTATTGACCCCTTAGAATATTATAATATGTTGCTATCACTAGAAGGGTGAGACACACCCTTTCATAAGTCCATCTCATCCCTCAGCGAGTTTTTGGAAGTAACTCATGGGATCATCATCCTCAGAGGAAGATGTGATATCAGGACTGTTAAAGTCACGACCTTCACTCAAGGAGTCAAGTTCATTCTTCATGGACTGAGGCATCGGAGTAGCCTTGCTCTTACGATAAGACTGCTCAAGTTCATCCATAACTGATTCCTCAGTAGTAGGAGTAGGAGCACTGAAAGATTCATAAGATTCTTCCTGGCGACGAAGTTCTTCCTTAGGAGACTTCTTACCAAGAACCATATTCAGACGCTTTTCAAGGTCTTCATAGGACTTGAACTTATCTGCTGCAACCAGTTCTGCGAGAGAATACTGCTTCTTCCAGATTGCTTCCATTGCGTCATCATCCTGAAGGAGAGGACCAGCTGCAGCAAACTCAGAAGAGTCATAGTTCCAGTAACCTGCAACCTTCTTCAGTTTCAGTTTGAAGTTAGCGCCACCCCAGAAATCAAAGGGGTTGATTGCCTCTTCATCTTCAAACTCAGGTTGCATTGCTTCCATGATCTTGTCGAAGATCTTCTTACCAAACTTGTAGAGGAAAACACCACCTTCGTTATGAGGATTAGCAGGATCCTTCACAACATAGATGTTAGCATAGTAAGAAAGTTTACGCTTCTGCTTGCGGACAGTATCCTTATCGGCATCGATACCACTGTTCCACAGCTCACGATTGTGCTCAGAGACAGGATCCTTACCACCAATAGTGGTCAAGGAGTTCTCAATGTACCAACCACCAGGACCTTGGAAAGCGTGGGAGTACATCTTTGCCCAAGGGAGATCTTCTCCATCAGGGGCAGGGAGGAAACGGATGACTGCAAAACCGTTACC